AATCCACAGAAGATTTAGAATATGTGAGATCATTATGCAGTGATTTTAAAAAGATTACAGATTATGATTTGCGTGTGGAACAACCCATTATTAACATTTACACTAACGATATCAAGTCAGTTAAGTTATTTGAAAAGAAATATACCGATACTATTAAGTTTATTAGTAAGCCGTCTGCGAATGGTGTGTTAACTAGCGATACTATCATCATGAATAAGATGAACTTTGAATATCGTATTACCATGGGTGCGACCAAGCAGGAATACAGCAGTTTTGTCGAATGGGCTGAAAATAATGCTAAAATCAAGCTGACTAAGAGCTGTACACGAGATTTAAACCGTGGCAGAAGTTGGGGTGGTACGCACTTCTATGTCACAGGCGACAACAACTTACTCATGACTAAGATGCATTTAGGCGGTACTATAAGCAAAGTACAGCGTATTATACACCAGCCTGAAGTATAAAAGTCATTTTGTGTATTACGATAAATACTCTAACTGCACCAGTTAGGGTATTTTTTTGATAAACGGGCCAATATATGCGTATAAATGAACTCTGCGAAAGCATCGATTTAGAATTAGAGAAAAATGGTAACAAACACGGATTAGATTTCGATCTTAAGGATGACTTGTTATTCTATATGACTCACAACGATAATGCATATCGCCGCCATACCTACCCAGCAATTATGGATTGCAGTGATATGCTAGAATCAGGTAAGCAGACCAATCCTGCATTATTTAAAAATGCTGTGGAACAAGCATATAACTCATACTGTAACGAATTTCAAATACGCGAACTTCCAGACGATATAGATCAGGAACTGTTAGACGAAGTATGTAAGCATATACACGAAGATGAGTGTGAAAAGATCAAAGACGGTCATTACAAGAGAAAATAAGTGTTACTTAGAGAATTATTCATCCGCGAAGATGCAAAGCCTAAAATCCCGCCTATGCTTGGGAGAGCATTTAACCACCCAGAACATTTTGTAATCTTCTACGGTGTGAGCGGTATACTAGAAGCATTACAACATTTTGACGAAATCAGTGCCGAACCTCACCAATTAAGATTTAAATGGGACGGCAATCCTCAAATTTATTGGGGCAGAGAAGTTTCTGGCGGTCCGTTAATATTGGCAGGACACAACGGTTGGGGCAAGGGCGGACGTAACACTGGTACAACAATGGACGACTTTACTAGTCCCGAAGCTGTTAAGAATTTTATTCTTAACAAAAGCGGTGAAGGTGCAAAAGGGCAAGAAATAACTCCCGAACGTCAACGCTTTGCAGAAGAATTTGCAAATTTGTATCCTACGTTTGATGCGGCTACTCCTAAAGACTTTGTGGGGTTTGTATATGCTGATGCAATCTTTATGCCTGCTACTAAACCCAAGATGGACAAAAGTGGTACATACAATATGCATCCTAACCCGCATAGTGCAACTGAATATCATGTTAGTAAAGACAGCGAACTGGGTAAACGTATAGCAGGTGCAAACCTTATGATAGCCGCGCATGGCACATTTGATACATTTGGTGCACCAGATGCTGAACAAAAACCCAAAGATGATTTTAGTGAGTTTAACGACACACCTAAATTGATTGTGTTAAACCCTATTTACAACGATACTGCTCCTAATATTGACAAATCAAAATCCAGCAGTCTTACTAGTGCAAATGCAGAACTAGGTGAAACACAAAGCTGGTTAGAAAAGAATAGTAATAAAATTGATACATTTGTTGGAAGCGTTTCACATACAGATAAGAATGGTATTTTTTATCCGTTCCTAAATCAAAAAAATGCAGGCGGAACATTTGATTCAATAAATGCAAAAGTATTTTTTGATTGGATGGCTGAAGCACAAGCCAACGGTAAGCCACGTGTATCTTTGCCTAAGCAACAGGTGATATATCAACTGGAACAACAGACTGGTGCTTTGGACGAAGTATTCCATGCTATGAAAGTTATTCGTGATATCAAACACGAAATATACGAAATTGCAAACAACACCCATACTGCTGATGTGTGGGCAACTAATAGCGAAGGGTATGTTCGTTACGCACAAGATGGTCACAAACACGGTAATATGAAAATCGTTGCACCAGGGTGGAAAAATTGAAAACATATCACTTAACAGAATCTGAACAAGATCAAGCGGCCATTATATTTGGAAGATTTAATCCTCCGCACTTTGGCCACAAAGCCGCGTGGGACATTGCGGCTGGTTTTCCTATATGGTACGTGGGTACAAATCAAAGTACACAAGGTCCTAAAGATCCTCTTCCATTTGACATTAAAATGGAAGCTATGAAAACGTTCATGCCCGAGTTAGAGGATCATTTAGTGGCGGAACAAAGTTGGTTTACTCTAGCATCAATGGTTTACAAGCAACACGGTGCTGTTACATTGCACATCGTTACAGATGCAAATGATGCAAAAATATTTGTGCCTGCGTTACAAAAACAAAACGGGCTAGAAGGACCTCATGGATTTTATAAATTTAACGATATCGTTTGGTCTGAAGCAGAAAGAAAAAGCGAAGCAAGCAAGGTTAGACAAGCAATCAAAGATAATAATCCACAAGACTTTGAAACATATTCAGGAGTATCTGTTAATACAGAAGTAGCAGGTCATCCTTATTTCAATTTAGTAAGACATTACATGATGCCTTATATGCAAGCTGAAATGGATAAAGAAAAGCAAAAGGCTGAAAGAGAAAAGCAAAAAGCTGAAAAAGAACAACAAAAAGCAGAGAAAGCCGCTATGAAACAAAACAAAACAAAAGGGCCTGCGCAAGAATTAGCAGAAAGCAATTTAAAAGAATTATCTACTGAATTATTAGGCAAGTATAAAAAAGCCGCTGGAGCTGATGCCAAAAAAGCAGATGCAGAAGGTGACTATGCTCGCGGCGACAAGCGTTTCAAAGGCATTAATAAAGCTACCAATAAACAGTTTGACAACGATCTCAAAAAGCACGGACAGCAAAGTGTGGTAAAAGGCAAAATAGACGAAGGTGTTAATGATCCTCACATTTTCAAATGTATATTATTATTTGGCCCAATGGGTGCAGGCAAAAGCACAATTGCTAGACCGCTGTTAACACATACCGGTTTGCGTAGTGTAAACCTAGATAATTTCAACGAAATGTTTATTAAAAAAGGTGAAGTACCAACTGGACACTTGGCGCCGGATCAACTTGAAAAAAGTTGGCAACTTAGTCAAACTCAACAAGGAAATTTTATCGATGGCAGGCTAGGTATTATTGTTGACGGATCCGGCAGAAACCCCGATACAGCGATAGGTGTAATTGAAAAACTACAGCCGCTGGGTTATGAATTCATGATGATATTTGTAAATGTCAGTGAAGCCACTAGCATAGCCCGTCAACAGTCAAGAGCAGACAAGCAACAGCAACAATGGGGAGTGGGTCGTCAAGTGGATGCCACTCTAGCTAAAGATACGTACTCACAGGTTCAAAAAAATCTTGAAAAGTACTCAGCCTATTTTGGACCTAAGCACTTTGTCTATGTTGACAACGAGAACACGCCAGATCTGTCACAGGCAACAAAAAAAGTTGACGCATTTTTAAGAGAGTCTACTACTCAACCAGAAGCACTTGAGTGGATAAAAACACAAAAAGGCGGCGAACAAGTTGCACAAAAACAGCGAAAATTAGCCACAGCACAGGATAGTCAGAACAACGCACTGAAACAATATAATCCATTAAATCCAAAATTTTGGAAAACTGATAGCCAAGGGAAAAAGCAGTTTACTGACCCGAGTCAGCAAGATATAGCAGAAGTAAAACAACGGTTGGACCCAAAATGCTGGAAGGGCAAACACAAGGAAGGTACCAAGATCAAAGGCGGCATTCGTGTGAACAACTGTGTGCCCAACGAAGGTCGTGCAAGCATAGGTTACGTGCTTGAGGAAATCTGGCAACAGAGATTCAATAAATAATGAAACAGTATAGAATAACTTCACAAGATCTAAATCAAGATAGTCCTGACGATTGCTATCTTGCACCCAACGATCCTATACAGGAATTAAAGATCTTATCGGGCATGGGTGGTTTAGGTGGAGAAGCTAGACTGCACGAATATCGTGCTGGCCAAGGTAGCAATATCAGTGTAACTGGCAGTAGCAAAGGAGAACTGATGCGTAAAAACAATATCCAACCCGGAACTCCAGAATGGTTTAAATTATGGTTTAGTTTGCCTTATATGACAGGTGAACAACCAGTGGGAAACGACAATGAGAGCAACTGAATTCATTACAGAAAAAACAAACACGCTTGGTAAATCTGAACGTCTGGCTGGGCCTTATGCTAAACGATATGATGATATGGACACATATTATGACATGTATCGCTTGGGTATTGCTATTGCTGGTGGCGGAAATGCGGATGCTGAAGGCCCTGCAAGAGCAAGTCCAACTGTTTGGATTACCAACAGTGTTGAGGAAGACAAAGTTAAAACTGCTGAAAAAACACTTGGTCAGAAAGGCACAGTAATTGTACCAAAAGGACCCAGCGAAGAATTACGCAGTACCAGTACTGTTAGCCCAGTGGCTAGTGTTAAAAAGAATCAGTACGGCATATGAGATTAAGAGAAATCATATCAGAAACCGCCACAGCCGGCGCCACAAGTGCGGCTAATATTGGTACTGTGGTAAGCCCACATCTTGCTATTGGTAAGAATCTCGGTAAAAAGAGTTATACAGGAAGTCCAGGAAAGTCCGGTACAAAGGCTCCTAAACCTCCCAAAATTGTTCAGAAAAAGAAAAAAGACGGTACAGCTACAAACGCTCTTGACATGAAGGGCAACATCTTCGGCGGCGGCTCAGCCATCAAAAGATAAATATTACAAGTTAACGGAGTCCTAACATGGCCAAACAAGATCTATATAAAACAGCGCAACAAAGTGCAAAACTATTCAAATTAATTCAAGACGAACAGCTATTAGAAAGCTGGGTCAAGAACAAAATTATCAGTGCCGCAGAAGATATTTCCACGGTATATCAGTACTTGAACTATGAAAAACAGTTTCAAGACTACAGCCGAATGATTGCTGAAAGTACTGATCTAAGCGAAAGCAAACGTGCTGTGTTAACCAGCAAACTTGCAGAAGCCAAAGAAAAAGTCAAAGAGCTTAAGAAAAAAGCGGCCAAAGAAAAGTCTGAAAAGATGGACGAGGATACCACCAAAAGTACAAAAACTCAGCACGGAACAGCTACAGCCACATTTGATGATGACGGCAAGCGTAAGAGTGTAAAGCATACAGACGAGCGCAAATACTCCGACGGTGGCGATGATATGGATACCGATGCTAAATCAGGCAAAGGTAGCGGAAGTCATGCTAAAGCAGAAACAGCGGCACAGAAAAAAGAAAAAGCTCCAGCGCAAAAGCAAAGTCCTAAGAGTGCTAAGACATGGGGAATGAAAAACAGCGAGAAATTTGACAATCGTGATAAAGTAGACGAAGCCAAAGATGAAAAGTGCAATCATTCTGCTAAGGGTAAAAAATGTCCAGTGCATGGTCTGAAAGAATGTGGCGGTGGCATGTACGAAGCCAAGAAGACAATGAGTCGTGCGGCCAAGGGTCATGAAAAGTACGGCAAAGAAGGTATGGCCGCATTGGCTAAAGCTGGTAAGGAAGGCAAAAGTCTAGAGCCAATCAAAGCCAAATACAACAAGTACGACGAAGGTGCTATGCCAATGAAGAAAGTTGGTGGCAAGAGTGTGCCAGCATTTGCGGCAGACGGTAAAGGTAAAGATGATTTAGCAAAGAAGAAAGCATCTAGCAAAGTCAAAGAAGCCATTGCCCGTGCTAAAGATGTATTAGAAGGCAAAGGCAAAAAGAAAGATAAGATGGACACGGAAGGTAGTGCATTTGGCCTGGCGGTAGTCAATGCTAAAAAAGATGGCATCCAGAAAGGTGAAAAGATTAAAGTAGGCAACAAAGAAATTCCATTGAAAGAGTCTACAGAGCTAGATCGTTTAAAAGCGTTAACACAACGTCTAAACGGATAATACCATGGACATGAAGAAAATTTTACAGGCAATTGATAGCGGTTCTACAAAGCCTGTAGGAAATTCCAACGACATGAAGAAATTTTTGTCAGTTGTGACAGAAGGTGCTAATACACATAAGGTAGCATTGCCAGTACAAATGGCCATGCAACATTATTCAACTCCCGCTGTTGCGCAACCAAGAACTATTAAAGAAGTTAAGAAAACAGCAATGTCCAGTATGTTGTATCAATACTATACAGAAGCTGAACAACAAATAGCTGAACAAGACACAGCCAAGAAAGAAATTATTAGCGAACAGGCACGCCGTATTGCTGAACGTGTACTTGCAAAAGAAGGCGCACAACAAGCGGCCATTGCCATTGCTAAGAAAGCATCTGGCAAATACAACAAAGACGGTAAGCGTATCAAAGAATCATTCAATCCAGAATATGATGACGAAGCTGGTATGGCAGATAACAATTTAAACACACTGGAACGTGCTGTTGACGGTATCGATGATATTATCAATGCTGGAGACAATTTGCCAGAATGGTGCCAAGAAAAAATCGCAGTTGCTAAAAGTATGTTAGTCACAGTTTGGGACTACATGAAAAGTGAAGAAAATGGCGAGCAAGGTGTGGCGGAAATGCGTAATCGCAGAGATGCGTATCAACGAGATTATGATTCTAGTCAAACAGGTTTTAGTCGTGAACACGATCATCGCGGGCTAGAGCAAGAACTAGCTCACGAAACAAATAACTATGCTGTAAGTATTAACGGCAAACAATGGAAAGTGTTTGGTTCACGTCAAGAAGCTAATCGTGTTTCAAATGCCATGGAACGTAAATATCCAGATAAGAAAATTGGAGTACACGCTACCGGTGCTCCAGTAAGTGAAGGCGCCAAGTAATGGAAGAATTAATCAAAGCAGTAAAAGTGGCATTTGCCAGCGAGCATGTTTATTATGTCAAAGCTTCATCATTTCACTGGAACATAGAAGGTTCAAACTTTCCCCAATATCACGATTTATTAAACAACATATACACAGAAGTGTATACCGCACAAGATCCGTTTGCTGAAAACATTCGCTATTTGGGATCCTATGCACTTGGCAGTAACAGCGCATTTTTAAAATACAGTGCCATCCAAGAAAGCAACTCAGTACCAGCACCAGAAGCCATGCTGTCTGAATTGTTGGCAGACAGTGAAAAAATTATTGCTTTTTTAAAAGTAGCATTCGATCTCGCAGAACGCGAACACGAACACGGACTAAGTAACTTTATTGCAGATCGTCAAACTGCACATGGCAAACATGCATGGATGCTACGTAGCACTTTGAAGAACACAGGAATTTAAAATGGATTTGAAAGCACTTTTAAATAAATTAGATACTATTGACCAACGACAAGTGTTGTTGGAAAGTGCCACCATGATCGATGAAGTGTTAACTGCTGATTTACAATTATTAAAAGAATCATATATTGCTTTAATGGAGCGAGTTCGCAGAAAAGAACTAGAAGCCATAGCAAACATACAAGATGCCGGAGTACGTAGAAAACAGCTTGGGCAATTGGCAATAAGAAACGACTATCCAGGATTATTTGATCCAGTCAACGGTAAGTGGGTAGATGCCAAGGGCGATTATGCTTGGTTTGGTCCGTACAAAGCTGAAGTTGAACAGATGGAAAAAGACGGACTAGTTCCTGACATTGCAAAGACCAGTGCATTTTTTGGATTGATGGGCAAGGACGAGGGTGAAGCATTCAAAGCCAGCAACGTAAATCGTACCAAGTATGACCTAATCGATGATGCAGAAGACATTATTACTCAAGCATTAAAAAGCAAAGCTGTTCGATATGATGAGTCTGCTCCACAGGGCAAACTTGCTCAGGCATTAACAGAAGGCTTTGGTTATACATTTACTCCTTTGAAAGAAAGTATCACCGTTGACCAAGCTAAAAAATTATACGGAATAATTGACATACTTGCTAAGGATGCAAAATACGCCGACGACAAAGAAGTACAAGAGTTACTTACCAAATATCAAGAATACAAAAAATATAGAACTGTGTTAGTCACAGCTATACAGTCAGCTATAACTGAATTGAAAGCCATACTAAACCCAGTAGCTACCCCAGTTAATGAATCAAAACAATATTTAAAAGAACAAGTATATCTTATTGAAACTGAAAACGACACTATCAGTGCAGTACACATTTACTATGATGCCAATGGAAACCCTGTTGAATACATCATTACAGAAGATGTTGAAGCATTGGGCAGAGGTGTGTTGGCAGGATTGACATTTGGTTGGGGCGACAATGCTATTGCCAAAATGATATCCACATACAAAGGTACAAAATACGGTGATGAATTATTAAAACAATTGCAAGCCAGCGAAGCCGCAAAGAAACGTAGTCCTGTTTGGTACTACGGCGGACAAGCCGCTGGATCTATTGCTATTATTCCCGGAGGTGGCGGACTAGTTGCTGGCGCATTGAAAGTTGGCGGGGCAATGGCAGTACAAGCAGGAAGCGATGCATACATACGTACTCCGCACAATGCAAAATACGTTGGCGATGCGATGTCCAAACAAAAACCTGCTGATGCAGATGCAGTTAAAAAAGTACAAAAAGCGGCTGGTGCAGAACCAACTGGCGTATTGACTCCTGGTGATGCAAATGCTGTTGCACAACAAGGCACAGCTATTACCAAAACATCAGCAACTATGAGTTCAAAAACTGATCCAGCTGAAGTTGCAGAGGGTGGTGCTGAACAACAGGCCGCTATGAAGGAATTCTTTGCCAAAGTTGGTGTTAAGAACTTAGAAGAATTAAAAACCAAAATGCCGAGAGATCTTAATCAAGCCGGCGAGTATGTGGCAAAGATACTGGGTATTACTTCTCAGGCTCCTGTCGCTAATGAATCCATAATCTATTCAAGCATGACTGATACAGAACGCATGTCTTACTTGCGTGACAAATTATCACAGCTAGATGAAGCTGGTCTTCCTTTAGGTGCGTTAGGTCGATTTGGGGCAAGATTTGGTATCGCTACTGCTGAAGGTAAGGCATTGTTTGCATTGGAAAAAATAATTGGAAAACAAGCAGACGAAGTTGTTATTGCCGCAGCCAGTACTCGACTTGGGCCTAGATTTGTAGATCCCGGTAATTGGAAGATGATTCCAGGAACAGAAGGCAAGGTCTGGAAAAATACAACCACTGGCCAACAGACAGATGTAGTAACATTAACAAAACAAGCGGAAAAAGATTGGAAATTGTTAGGTAAACCCGCACCTCCAGCACCAGCACCAGCACCTGCTCCAGCACCTGCTCCAGCACCAGCACCAGCACCTGCTCCAGCACCTGGGCCAGGAGCAGTAACATTCAATGCTGGTAAACAAGTTGCATCTGCTGAAATACAAGGTGTAAAATATGTTAAAGACAAAGCCGGCAATTGGTTTAGAGCAGAAGCTAATGGTACGTTTACACAAGTTACAAAAAACAAGCTACTAACTAAGTTAGCGGCCGCTGAAGTTAAAACTCCTTTAATGGCAAGAATGGCTGGAAAATTTCCAAAGACTGTGGTCGCACTAGGTGCAATTGGAGCAGTTGCTAAATTTGGTTGGAATTATAAATGGTGGTTGGTTATGGCCGGGCTTGTGGCCGGTGCTTACTTTGTAAATCAAGATACCACCAACGGTCCTGAAGGTAACGGTAACAGCGATGGTCAACGAGTTGAAAAACCAGAAGAAACTGAAGCTAGACTAAAAAGAGAAGCTGAAGCAAAAGAAAAAGAAGCCGCTGAAAAGAAAGCCACCGCTGAAAAAACAAGCAAGATTCAAGCCAATGGTGCTAAATTACAAAAACTAATTACAGAATTGGTTAACATGTATCCAGTTGATGATATCACTAATGAATTAAAAACTCAGGTAGACGAATTATTCAAACAAGCCAACTACACACCAACTGGTATGGGATCCGGTGACGCGGCCAAAGCCGCAGATACTACCAAGCGTAAACCCACTGGTGACGGCTGGTTAAACGCCAAGTATTAATTAATAAAAATGGCAGATTAATTTCTGCCATTTCCACCTCTAAAGGTTGCATTACACAGATAATTAGTATATAATTAGGCTATAGTTAAGGAGACTTACATGTCAGGACGTTCATACGGTGCAGAAGAAAAGGCAAAACTAGAAAGATTGATTAGTGAAGGTTCTACAGTGCTTCGCGAAATTGAAGATTTATCAGAAGGCTTGAAAGAAACAGTTAAGGCAGTGGCAGAAGAACTCAATGTAAAACCCAGCGTTATCAATCGTGCTATCAAAATTGCACACAAGGGCGACTGGACTGCGCATAACGAAGATTGGGCAGAAATTGAAGCTATTTTAGATATTACAAAACGTATCTAATAAATATTGTACGAAAGGTCGGCGGGCCATAAACCGCAAGTAGGTATTTGCAAGCCGTAAATTGCATATGGAGAATAAATGAGCTATGTAGACGCATGGTTTGACCGTAATAACGATGTTATTAAAGTTGTCGAACGCAACAAAAAAGGTGAAAGGGAATTTAGAGACATTCCTGTACGCCACACATTTTACTATAAAGACGCCCGTGGAAAGTATCTTTCAATTTACGGTGACGCTCTAAGCAAAGTTGTAGTTAAGAGCACAAAAGAATTACGCAAAGAACAAGCAATCAATTCAGGTAAGCAATTATTTGAAAGTGATATCAATCCAATCTTTGTAACACTGAGCGAAAACTATCTAAATGCAGACCCTCCCAAACTAAACGTAGCGTTTTTCGACATCGAAGTAGACTTTGATCCAGAACGTGGCTACAGCACACCAGATGATGCGTTCATGCCTATCACTGCTATCGCTGTTCACTTACAATGGTTGGATACTATGGTGTGCTTGGCAGTTCCTCCAAAGACACTTACTATGGAAGAAGCCAAAGCAATGGTCGAAGAGTTTCCAAATACCATGTTGTTTAAAACAGAAGCGGAAATGTTGGATGTGTTTTTAGACCTGATCAAAGAAGCGGATATTTTAACTGGTTGGAACAGTGAAGGTTATGATATTCCGTACACAGTTAACCGTGTTACCAAAGCACTGAGCAAAGATGACACAAGACGTTTTTGTTTGTTTGATCAATATCCCAAACGTCGTGAATATGAAAAGTTTGGTCGCGATTCAGTTACATATGATTTAGTTGGGCGTGTGCATTTGGACAGTCTTGAACTGTATCGCAAGTACACATATGAAGAACGTCACAGTTATCGATTGGATGCTATTGCAGAATACGAGCTGGGCGAACGTAAAACACAATACGAAGGCACACTGGATCAACTTTACAATCATGATTTTAAAAAGTTCATTGAATACAACAGACAAGACTGTGCGCTTCTTGATCGCTTAGACAAGAAGCTGAAATTCCTTGACCTTGCCAACACACTGGCACATGAAAATACTGTGCTGTTACAAACCACAATGGGTGCTGTTGCAGTGACTGAACAGGCCATTATTAACGAAGCACACAGACGTAACATGCAAGTGCCTAATCGTACTAAGATGGACGACCGTGAAGAAAACACAGCGGCCGCAGGTGCGTATGTTGCTTATCCCAAAGAAGGCATACATGACTGGATTGGTTCGCTGGACATCAACAGTCTTTATCCCAGTGCTATTCGTGCGCTGAACATGGGTCCGGAGACTATTATTGGACAATTGCGTCAAACAATGACTCAAGAGTACATTGATAACAAGATGGCAAAAGGTTCTAGCTTTGCGGCATCGTGGGAAGGTGTATTTGGATCACTGGAATATACCGCAGTAATGAATCAAGAGATTGGTACTGACATTACTATTGATTGGGAGAATGGTCAAACTGATGTTATTAGTGCGGCTGAAGTATACAAGTTGATCTTTGATAGTCACCAGCCCTGGGTACTCAGTGCCAACGGCACTATCTTTACTTATGAAAAGGAAGGCGTTATTCCTGGCTTGTTAAAGCGTTGGTATGCTGAACGTAAAGAGATGCAGGCCAAACTCAAAGACTGTATTAAGACTGGCAACAAAATTGAAGAAGAGTACTGGGACAAACGACAGTTGGTTAAGAAGATTAACTTGAACAGTTTGTATGGTGCTATTTTGAATCCCGGTTGTAGATTCTTTGACAAGCGTATTGGACAGTCAACTACATTGACTGGTCGGCAAATTGTTAAACACATGGCGGCCAAAGTAAATGAAATTGTTGCTGGTGATTATGATTACCGAGGTAAAGCAATTATCTATGGTGATACTGACAGTTGTTATTTTTCAGCATACACTACACTAAAGAAAGATATCGATTCTGGCAACATCGAATGGACCAAAGAAAATGTAATTCAACTATATGATAATATTAGCGAAGAAGTTAACACAACTTTTCCGCAGTTTATGTTGGATACGTTTCACGTGCCAAAAACACGCGGTGAAGTTATCAAAGCAGGTCGTGAAATCGTTGGTAGTAAGAGTTTGTTTATTACTAAAAAGCGTTATGCCGTGCTGTACTATGACAAGGAAGGCAAACGGGCAGACGTAGATGGTAAACCTGGCAAGATCAAGGCCATGGGCTTGGATCTGAAGCGTAGTGATACGCCGGAATTTATTCAGAACTTTTTAAGTGATGTACTTGAAAAGGTCTTGACAGGAACCACCGAAAAAGATGTATTAGCACACATCAGTGAATTTAGATTGAGATTTAAAAGTAGGCCGGGTTGGGAGAAAGGCAGTCCCAAACGTGCCAACAAAGTTACTGAATATCAAGCTAAAGAAGCCAATGCGGGTAAAGCTAACATGCCGGGACATGTTCGTGCTAGCATTAACTGGAATACATTAAAACGTATGTTCGGTGACAAATACAGCATGAACATCACAGACGGTCAAAAAGTTATTGTTTGCAAACTAAAACAAAATCCCATGGGGTTTACATCAGTGGCATATCCCGTGGATGAATTACGTTTGCCACAATGGTTTAAAGACTTGCCGTTTGATCACGCTGAAATGGAACAAACTATTATCGATAACAAATTAGATAACCTAATTGGCGTATTGAAATGGGACGTTCGTAGCACTGAAGAAAAGAATACCTTTAATAGTTTATTTGAGTTCTAATATGAAAATAATAATTGCAGGATACGGATTTGTTGGAAAGGCAGTGGCCAGTGCGTTGCAAACCAAACACGAACTGGTCATTATCGATCCAAAATATAACAGTAATCGAATCACTGACCATATAGATGCAGATGGCATTATTGTTTGTGTATCTACTCCAACTACTGAAAATGGAATTTGTGATGCGAACAACATTGCCAATGTGTTAGATCATGTTCCATTTTTCATGCCTGTTATGATTAAAAGCACATTGACTCCTCCTAACGTGCAGGGCTTTAAAGAAGTTTACGAAAATCACAGCATTGTTTACAGTCCAGAATTTTTGCGGGCCAACAGTGCTGAGGCGGATTTTGTTAATCAAAAATACATTATTGTGGGCGGAGAAGATCCAGAAGGATTTTGGCACGAATTATTCACCACTACATTGCCTAATTGCAAAATGATTTTTCAATGCAGTGAAGAAGAGGCATGCATGATCAAATATACTGTGAATTGTTTTCTTGCTCTCAAGGCCAGTTACTTTAATCAAATAGCTGATATTTGTGATAACAACAAAATGGACTACGATATTGTAAGACATATTGTAGGTCAGGATACACGCATTGGAGCAGGACATACACTGGTTCCAGGGCCAGATGGACAGCGAGGATGGGGAGGTGCATGTTTTCCCAAAGATACTGAAGCATTTTTAAAGTGGTCTAACACAATTGGAATGCCAGCAACATTGGTAGAATCATCTATCCAATACAACAATAAAGTAAGAAAAAACTCTTGACTTTAAACAAAAACCTAAATATAATACACATAAGGAGATTCATATGAAAGATATTTTACAGGACTTAGTAGCACACACGCATAGTCTAGGATTTTTACCGCTAGTTAAAATTTCTAGCACAGACCAAGAAACAGTTATCGAAGGCATGGCAGAAGACCGTAGCGTTATTTTGCAGGCCAAAACAAATGCGCCCGTCAGTAATTTTGAAGGCACGTTTGGTATGCCTAACTTGAACAAGTTGGATTTGCATTTGAAGTGTCCCGAATACAAAGAAGGCGCAAGCATTGAAGTGGTTACACAACAACGCAACGGCGAAGATATCCCAACAGGCCTGCATTTTGAAAATGCATTTGGCGACTTTAAAAACGACTATCGTTTTATGAATGCTGAAATTATCAATGAACAAATGAAAACTGTCAAGTTCAAAGGCGCAAGTTGGAATATTGAATTCGAACCCACTGTGGCTAGTATTCAAAAGTTGAAATATCAAGCGGCCGCGCACACTGAAGAAACAACATTCCAAGTAACAACTAAGGATGACAACTTGATTTTTAGTTTCGGTGATGCAACAACACACTCTGGTAATTTTGTATTCCAAGCAGGAGTTACTGGTAAACTAAAACAAACTTGGGCATGGCCAGTTAGTCAAGTACAAAGCATTTTGAACTTGAGCGGCGACTGCACAATGCGTATCAGTGATGCAGGTGCATTGCAAATTACAGTAAACAGTGGATTGGCTGAATACAATTACATTTTGCCAGCACAAGCTAAATGAGCCAAGTAGATCCAAAAATACTCGAATTGGAAAGACAGATACAGTTCTTGAAGGAACAAGTTATTCGTCTTTCTACTCGTGTAGAGTATTTAGATAGAGAACGAGTTCGTTCAAAAAATGAGATAGGTCAGATCGTGCATGAAGTACGATCACGGAAATAGAATGGAAACTAAAAAAAGAACAGTGGTGAGAATGCTTACATACCGGTTAACGGCATGGTTGTTCACTATCGTCTGGACATATTTGTTCACAGAAGATATTACTAGTGCTACAGGATTTGCCACAGCATTACATGTTCTTTTAAGTGTAGACTATTATATTCATGAAAGAATTTGGTTAAAAATAAAGTGGGGCAAAATTGAATAAGAACCTAACAGCACATCAGAGCGATTACGCATACTTCTTGCCAGCAACAAGTGGTTTTTACAGCACGTACATAGGTAAACAGCGTTACAGCAACTATGTGGATCCTGCTCGTATTCCTGCGAGCTTTGGCCCTATGGGCGTTGAAGCTATGAACTATTTGAATCCCAATGCGGCATTTTACTTTGACCATTGTTTGTATTCAGCTGGACATGCTAACTTGGACTTGACTAAACCAGACCCGAGTGAAGATATGTTTCGTAATAGAGACCGTAGCACCAGTTGGGTGCTAGGCGACTCTGGAGGTTTTCAGATTGGTAAAGGTGTGTGGGAAGGCGAATGGAATGATCCAACTGGGCCAGTAGTTGCACAACGTATGGCCGAAGCAGTTGCAAAAGGCATTGAACTAGTGCCACAAATGCATCCAACTGGTCATCCTAAAACAGATAAAAATGGCAATCCCAAGTATACTAAAGTTGATCATGTTAAAGTGTATCAAGCCAAACTGGATGCGGCACAAAAGAAACGTGAACAAGTATTAACTTGGATGGATGCTCTCATGGACTATGGCATGGTGCTTGACATTCCAGCATGGGTCGGTCGCAGTCCGGTTGGTGCTAAGAATAGTGGAGTTGCCAGTTACGACCAAGCTGTTAGTGCAACCAAATACAATAACGAGTACTTTATTAAACATCGTACAGGTGCTTGTAAGTTTTTAAATGTATTACAGGGCGAGAATCACGCACAGGCAGAAGATTGGTATCAGCAAATGAAAGACTTTTCCGATCCAACAAAATATGAACGTCCGTTCAATGGTTGGGCCATGGGTGGCCAAAACATGTGTGATGTGGATTTAGTTTTAAGAAGATTAGTGGCATTGAAGTTCGATGGACTCCTTGAAAAGGGTCATCAAGACTGGATGCACTTCCTAGGCACCTCTAAGTTAGAGTGGGCATTGTTATTAACTGACATACAACGAGCTATAAGGAAATATCATAATGAAAACTTTACCATCTCTTTTGACTGCGCCTCACCGTTCCTTGCCACAGCAAACGGTCAAATCTATGTCCAAACAGAAATCAAAGACAGAGAAAAATGGCTCTACCGAATGTTGCCGTCTCTTGATGACAAAAAGTACAGCCAAGATACACGACTCTTCCAAGATGTAGTTGTTCAGGATAAACACTTTATCAGTTTTACTACAAGTCCAATGATGGACGGGGTAGAGGTTAAAGACATTTGTATCTACGGTCCAAATGACGTTAACAAAATTGGTAAGATAGGAAAGACCAGCTGGGATAGTTTTACTTACGCAATTATGATGGGTCATAATGTTTGGTTACATTTGAACAGCGTACAAGAAGCTAATCGCCAATATGATGCTGGACTATGCCCAAGTATGCTGGTAGATGAAAGATTCAATCGTACATACTTTAAAGATGTTGTCGATGCTATCTTTAGTACAGACGACAGAGCTATTGCTGAAGGGATTATCGAAGCATATAGTAAATTTTGGATGGCTATTCCCGGCACACGTGGTGCCATTGGTAAGAAAACAGTTAACGCTAGTACTATGTTTTCCACTCTCTTTGACGAAGTAGAGGAAGATAGTGTACAATTAGAAGAAGAAGTAGATTTTGACACTGATAAATTAGATGACTTGGAAGCACAATTACATCATGACATTACCTGACGAACGATATCGAGCAGTAGTACAGACTCAACGATTTTTATTACAGATCTTAACTACTCCTCGAGTTCCAAAAGCAATTAAAGATCAAGCAAGAAGTTGTTTACGTCATTATCCCAGCGACTGGGATATGAAACGTGCGGCTGAAGGTGCTCCAGACATATTCCAAGAACAGATGGAAGCTGTAACCCGTTTGTTTAAATCCTACGAGGAAAAGAAAAATGAGCAAGCGTAGTCTAGTAATTGGCATGGGTATTGGTAACTTGTACAAAGATGTACTGACAAAACTTGGACACACTGTTGTTACTGTTGACCAAGATATTAGTAAAAAAGCAGACTTTGATTCTGTTGATAAAGCATTACTAGTACACGGCTTATTTGATACTGCTCATATCTGTACTCCTAATTTTACACACTTTGAAATTGCGGCCAGAGTTGCTCCACATAGTAAAATTGTGTTTATTGAAAAACCAGGAGTTGCCACTAGCGATACTTGGACTAAACTTGTAACTGAATTTAAACAAACACGTTTCATAATGGTTAAAAACAATATGTGGCGTAGTAACATAGAAGAATTAAAAACTCTAGCCAGCCAAGCTAAGACTGTAAAAATACGTTGGATTAGAAAGAATTGTATTCCCAGTCCCGGTAGTTGGTTTACAACTAAGAAGTTGGCGTTTGGCGGAGTTAGTAGAGACCTAATGCCACACTTGTTGAGTTTGTATGTGGCTATGAATTCTGATTGGAAACATGAAACGGTATCTGGGCAAACTGCCATGCAATGTTGGGAATTAACGGATATCGAAAGCACTGAGTACGGCACTGTCAATCCCACTGGTACATACAACGTTGATGACATGTGCGTGATTAACTTTGGTAACAAATGGCGGTTAGCGGCCAATTGGCGTAGTCAGGACGAAGAAGACAGTTCCATTGTGTTTGTCATGCCAGATAATAAGATAGAACGATTTGAATTGGGATGGTGCCCGGAAGAGGCATACCATAATATGATCGTGGATGCTGTTGCTAATATGGACAATTCCGATTTCTGGTTACAGCAATATGCCGTTGATACTTGGATCCATGAGAGAATAGAAAAACTATGACACGCTGTTTACAAACAACAGGGCAAGGCTACTTTGAAGAAGTAGAGTACGACAAACCAGCACCCGCTTCAGATCAAATTGAAGTAAGAGCTGTAATGACTGGTGTATGTCGCAGTGACATTGATATGATGATGGGCGACTTTGGACCATTGCCACTCAGTATGCAAGGGCATGAAGGATTAGGACAAGTTACACGAGTTGGTTCATTAGTTACCGGTGTTAAAGAAGGCGACTATGTTGCCACACGTGGTGAACCTGCGTATGCGGATTATTATAATGTTCGTGATAAAGAGTTTGTAGTAGTACCAGAAGCTGATCCACGTTATATTATCGAACCGGTAGCATGTGGTATCAATGTGGTAGAGCAAGCGTGGCACGAAATCAAACAACGGTCGCAGGGTAAAGTATTGATTTTGGGCAGTGGTTTCCTTGCTTGGGTGGCTTTTCACAGATTGAATACCTATAGTACTGGTACTAAGATAAAACAAATTGACGTACTAGGTTCTAGCAATATTGAACTGTGGAGTGATAAACTATTGGTTGGTACCAGCGAAAGTTATGACGTAGTTATTGACTTGGGTGGAAAATATTCTTTAGGTATAGATATTAACCTAAATAACAATGCTCTTATTATCGACGGTATTGGTAAAGCAGTAAGCAGAGAAGAAGCACAGGCACAACTTTGGAAAGCCTGTACTACAGTTCGGCCAAGCCCACGTACTGATGGCTTTTTCCAATGTATGAAAGATGCAGTATGGATGATTGAAAACGGTTATCTCGAGGTTGATAGTTTTTGGACTCGGTGTTATAATCGTAACACTGAATGGCAACAAGCGTTTGCGGATGGTAGGGATCGTCCAAGCGATTACAGCAGAGGTTATATCAAATGGGACTAAACACTGAACAACGACAAGGCGTCGTTTACTTTACAGGTTATGAGGTCGAGCATACTATTTGTCATGGTATGTTCACATTGTTTGTTGTAGGTACACCACCTATTGAAGAAATTCTTACAAAAGCAAAAGACGCTGATGTAAAACATATCTACTTTGGTACAAGCCAAAGTTTTAATCCAACGGCAATCAGCCACGAAGAATATAAAGCGTGGGATGACGTTATTATGGGCTGTCTAAAAGCAGACTACTGGGTATCACTAGACTTTGGTGTTGAACACATCGAAGGTGTATTGGAATCCGCATATAACGAATATCCTCGCTTTGTCCCTATGATTAGTGTCAAATTACCTTACATTAATCAACTCAATTACAATGCCACACTTAAACTGGACGACCGAACTTGGGGTGCTACAAATCCAGGCGTGTGGACACATCACTTACAGAGCTTGATGAGTAAAGACAAGTATACTCATTGGGATCAGTACACTCAAGATACAACATTATGAGTAAAAGTTTCATACTGTATTTGCACAATGATCTATCAGGAAATCCTGATTGGAAAAAACTTGGTAAGGCAATGACTCCGTATTCGGCAGTACGCAGTCGACAAAAAAATTGTTCTGAAAAGTTTTATCTCAATCATGTTTTTTTAGGAGATCCAGTACACATAAACTTCCTTGAAGAGACTTTTAAACGTGATTTTTATGTGTATTCCGGTACACATATTAATAAAATAAGTGGGCAAACTGAACTTTTTAAAATGCCAGAAGATGCTATACTACTAGAGTTATCTAAGATAATTGAGAATTATAAATTGCATGTTAAGAAAGTAGAGTTGGATTATCCATATTCTGCATGTAATAGCGGAGAATGCCCGCTTAATATTCCTTCGGAAGCAAATTCATATTCCTTTTTAAGAGATAAAATTATTAAAACTTGGGGTGTTTGTTCTAATACAGTTTCTAAAAAAATGTATAGAGCAGATTCATATTTTAACTTACTATTTGAAACAACATGATTATTAAACAAGACATCCGCCCTAACAAAATGATCTGGGTTACCTTTCGTAAAGAAGGTATTCATTGTTACCCGGCCGCGGCCACAGATCCTAACCTAGCAACAGGAGATCAATATGATGTATCGTTTTTGGCTAATCCTCATCGCCATATTTTTCATTTCAGGGTATGGCTTAGTGTCACCCACAATGACAGAGATGTGGAATTCATTCAATTCAAGCGATGGCTTGAACAACTGTATTCTAGCACACAAAATATTTTGTCGCTAGATCATAAGAGTTGCGAAATGATGTCAGACGAACTTTATGGCATGATTTCCAATAAGTATCCAGGCCGTGAGGTCTGGATTGAAGTCTCCGAAGACGGAGAAAATGGTTCTTTTATCAAATACTAATAAGAAGGCTTTATGGCTAAAAACTACAAAGAAATTAATTATTTCGAAACCCGCCCTGACATTGTTAAGATCTTCGGTGATCTTGAAGCATTGTTGGATTTTTGTAGAATCGAGTTGCTTGCGTACAACGAAGCAGACTTGTATAATAGAGAAAGCCATGTGTGGCGCTCTTTTGAAAACAGCCGTCGTCCTAAGAAGGCATGGACTGGCGAACGTAAACCGTACTTGGGCAAAAACCCTCGTCCACAAAATACGTTCAACAAGCCACGTTTTAACAACTAAATGACAATCTTCTTAGTTGACTTGGAATCAGTTGAGACTAGGTACACGGGTCAGTGGAAGACTCATGTACCTGCTTTACTTAAAAAGGCAGGACACAATGTTCAAATTATCTCTGGCCCTGAGGATATTCCTACAGCCACTACTCCTGGTGCTTTTCTTAATTTTGGTGGCACCAATATATACAAGTCTCGGCAGGTTGAGCAAATGGGCCGTTTATTTTGTAGCGGATCCGTTCATCCCGGCGACCACTTTATTTTTACTGACGCTTGGCATCCGGGCATTATAAACTTAAAGTATATGAGTGAGCTGTTGCAGATTCCAGTAACCACACATGGCCTTTGGCATGCTGGTTCATACGATCCTCAAGACTTCTTAGGTCGTCTTGTTGGTAACAAGCCTTGGGTTCGTAATGCAGAGAAGAGTTTCTTCCACGCATTTGATCACAACTACTTTGCCACAGACTTTCACATCAAAATGTTCTATACAAATTTACTAAATGATTATCCTACAGAGAATCCTTGGTATAGCGAACACTTGGAAGAAATATTAAACGGTGAAGAACCAAAGATTGTGCGTACAGGATGGCCTATGGAGTATTTCCAAGATACACTTGCACCATATAAAGGTCTAAAAAAACGTGACCTCATTTTATTCCCGCATCGTATTGCTCCGGAAAAACAAGTTGAAATCTTTAGAGACCTAGCTCAACATTTACCGCAGTATGAGTTTGTTGTTTGCCAAGATAAACAACTTACTAAGCACGAATACCATACATTATTAGGTGAAGCTAAACTAGTGTTTAGTGCTAACTTACAAGAAACATTAGGTATTAGCTGGTATGAAGGATGTGTAGTAGATGCAATCCCAATGGTACCAGATAGATTAAGCTACAGTGAAATGGCATTTGATACATTTAAGTATCCAGGTGTATGGACTGATAGTTATGAAGCATACGATTTTGCAAGGCCGGCTGTGTGTAATAAGATCATTCAGTATATGAATCATTACGAACAGTTTTTACCGCAAGTTCGTAAACAAACGGAGGCCTTACATGAGCAGTTCTTCTCAGCAACCGGACTCATCAATAACATTAAATGATACTTACACTATTGATGTGAGTAATCTTTCTTATAGTTCGTCTGATACTATTACGATAAGTGGATATAGTCCTTGCACAGTATCCTATCCTAGTCATTATAGTGGTATGTCAACGTTGACTACTACACAGATTTCAGGCTTGACTACTGCACAACTTGGTTCGATAACTAGTATAGATAGTTCGGCATTTAAAATAAATTTTCCAGAAGAGTGGGTTGACTGTCTTCCTGATTTTAACCGTATTGAAAAAATGTGCGAAGAATACCCTGGATTGAAAATAGCATACGAAAAATTTAAAACTGTCTATAAACTTGTAAAAGATGATTATGATACTCCAAAAGATAAAAGACTTAAGCCTTAACTGGTTAGAGCGTCATGACCGTAAGCGAGTTATTATGGATCGGCAATGTAACGAGCCGTTATTAACTCGTTATTATTTGTTTTTGAAAGAACGTAAGAATTTTCCATTTAATGTGTTCTTACACAAGTTTCACAAAGGCGATCCTGGTGATGTACATGATCATCCGTGGCCATATGCCACACTAATACTCAAAGGCGGTTACTATGAATATACCCCTAATTTTGAAAATGGCAAAATGGTTGGAGAGACAAAGCATTGGCGCGGTCCTGGTCACTGGCGCATTTGTAGTTCTAACAGCTATCATCGTATCGAATTGGTTCCTGGAGTAACTGCTTGGACTTTGTTTATGCCGGGTCCACAACGACAAGAATGGGGATTTCTTGTCGATAATGAATGGATACATAATGACAAGTACCTTGACGAACACAAACAAAATGGCTAGGACTCCTCCACAAGCTGTAGTTGGCATTAATAAGCATGGGTTGTACGGGGCTGGTCTTCCCGGAGCAACTGTTGGCGGAGTATTACCAGTTGGTCAGATTTACACAACCAATACTACTAGCGGTCAGTTTGTATTTAGTGGCGGCTCGAACGGTACAAGTTGGACTAACTCAACCGACAATGTTATGAAGGTTAATCAAAATCCTCCAGAGTTAGAAGTTAAAGGTCGTATGGTTATTAACGGTGTTGACTTAGAAGAACGGTTAAAAACAATTGAACGAGTATTGACTATACCCGAAAGAGATGTTAAACTAGAAGCTAAACACCCAAAGCTAAAGAAGTTGTATGATGAATATATTCATGCTTTGGCAAAGTACAGAACATTTGAATCAATTAAAGGAGAAGACAATGGAACTACATGAATCAGTTGCGCACACCCGCAAAGAAATGACTATTAAAGAGCACGAAGGTTTTCGTGTACGCATGACAAAACACGAAGTTATTAGCCCTAAAGGATTGTTCAGCCTTGATATTATTCAAGAAAGTTTAGAAGACGGTAAGATTACCGATAGTCAAACATACAATTTCTTTATGACTAAAGAAGAATTACAAACACTAGCACACGGATTAACTTTATGATCTCAGATGATGATATGTTAAAGCTATATAACAAATACCTTCAATTTACAGATGATCAATTAACTAATCACGATGCCATGACAGTAGCCGGTATTATGTTGGCCCAAGCTCTTAGCATTTATAAAACTGCTATGAATGATGAAGACTACAATAATATGATTGATACTATTAGTGATTCTAGACATAAGGTTAAATCGTTTAATGACGATCAAGTATTACAATGAAAAAAATTTATTACACATGGAAAGATATCCAAGGAGCAGTGTTAGAACTTGCAAGACAAATTAATATTGGCGATTGGAAACCAGATTACATTGTTGGAATTACACGTGGTGGATTAATTCCGGCAAACTTACTAAGTCAATACACTGGCATTCCTATGGAAACACTTAAAGTCCAATTACGCGATGGTGGTGAAAGCGAAAGTAATTGCTGGATGGCAGAGGATGCGTTTGGATTTAATGCGGCAGAAATTGGTGATCCATGTTGTAAAAATATTCTTATCGTTGACGACATTAATGATCAAGGTTCAACTATTGCTTGGATTAAACAAGACTGGCAGTCGGGTTGTTTGCCTAACGATGCTCGTTGGGAGCATGTATGGGGACAAAATGTACGCTTTGCTACACTTACTAACAATCTTAGTAGCAAAGAAGATGTTGACTATTCCGTATGGGAAGTTAACAAAGCAGAAGAAGATTGTTGGTTAGTTTATCCTTGGGAGGATTTTTGGAAATGATGTCATCATTAATTAAACTTATTGTTGGACTTACTTTGGTAGCGTTAGTAATCGTATTTGGACCATTACTTGGTATTTGGTCACTTAATACATTATTCCCAGTGTTAGCAATTCCATATACATGGGAAACTTGGGCCGCTTACTTTTTAATCTTTGGTAGTTTAACTGGATTGCGCTTTGGCGTTAAGAAATGAACTCGTTAACTATTATTGATCTTAAAGAAAAGATTGCTAAAGTTATAGTTGACTTAGAAGCTCTACGTAATACTGGAGAAAGTAGTCGTAAGCTAGAAATACTTTCTGAATATAAGGTATACTTAGAGGACGAACTAAAAATGTTACAGCATGAACAAAAACAATAATACTATTACAGTAGTATGGGATAACCAAAATGGTTTCTGGTGGAATGAAACCTGTGCTATGGTATTAGAAGTTTTTGGATTACCGGGTGATAGATATGAGAGCCGGCCGGAACACGATTACATGAGTTTTACTTTTAAAAATATAAAGGATGCAGAGTTATGCAAAATTCTTCTTTCCGAGCGAATATAGGAATAGCAGTAGGTGCTATTGTGTTTTTAGTAGTTATACCACTGATATTTTTAACACTACCTAAAAAATCAGACGGAGTTTGGATCAATTGCGGACTTTCGGAAATAAGTCCGGACTTTACCAACGAAATGCGCGAAGCATGTAGACAACTTCGAGCAACAAATAATTTGCAAAAACCTAAATAATAATGTATAATAATACATATGGCAATCCACTGCCTTAACATCGGAGAATTTAATTGACAAATAAAGAAACAGGATTAGACGCTATGGCAGGTGATGGCGGCTATCAAGAAGCATATCTAGGCGATCATCTTCGCTTCAAAATGAAACGTGAAGGCAAACGCTTTTGGGCAGGTGATAACATTAGTGATTACGTCAACGAGGCCGACAAAGCAAAACTAATTCAAGAAGCAACAGAGGCATTTGAAACGGTATTGGATAGATTGCTGATTGATCGTGAAAACGATCCAAACTCAAAAGGTACAGCTTACCGATTAGCTAAAATGTATTTTAACGAAGTAATGGCAGGAAGATATGAAACAGCACCAGACGCAACAGCATTTCCAAATGATTCAGCAGACCGTTACGAAGGCATGTTGGTTGTACGCAGTGAACTTCGCAGTATGTGCTCTCATCATCATCAACCAGTTAGTGGGGTCGCCTATATTGGAATCATCGCTGCCGCAAAGCTCATTGGTTTATCTAAGTATACTCGCATTGCTCAATGGTGTGCTAGGCGTGGTACTCTACAAGAAGAACTCTGCAACGACATAGCCCGCGAGATTGGTAAGGCAACTGAATCCGAAAACGTAGCAGTTTACATTCAAGCAGTTCATGGATGTTGCGAGAATCGTGGTATTATGGCACACTCTAGTCTAACACAGACTACAGTACTCAAAGGTACCTTCAAAGACGATCCTCATACAAAGAAAGAATTTTTTGATAATATTAAACTACAACAGGAGTTTGCCCCAAGATGACAACAGCCAAAGACTTAACGGATCAATTGATCTATCGTGCAAAGAACTTGCAAGAATTTGTAGTAGAGCGTGAATTCGATCATATACCAACCGGGGTAGTAAAATTTGATATTCAGCATACAGTTGGACAATCTGCTAGAATTTTTGTGCCTGCTCTTACGCAAACAGAAGCAGAACAAATGGTCAATGAATGGTTTGAGGAAGATGTAGAATGAAATCACAAACTCCGGCAGAAGGCATAATGAAAACAAACGATTGGGGAGACAGCAGAGTCTATCGAATTGCTTGTAACTGCGGTGATGAAAATCACAATCATAACATGTGGGTAGAAGCAGATGATGGCGATATTACTGTAACCATTTATACTACAGGCAAAACAAATTACTGGTCAAAAACACGTTGGTATCACATTTGGACATTGTTGACCAAAGGTTATATCGATACCGAATCAACAGTATGTTTGACCAAACAACAAGCTCTTAATTATGCTGAAACTTTGAAAAGTGCCATTGAAGATGTTACTGTTTTTCGTAATGCTAGACAAAACAAAGAAGAACGTGCTACAATAAAGAAAATGGCAAATGAACAGGATTGTGTATGAGCAAAATTAAAATAGCGGAACTGTTTTACAGTATCCAAGGTGAAGGACGTTACATGGGTGTCCCATCCGTTTTCTTACGAACATTTGGCTGTAACTTTAAGTGTGCTGGCTTTGGTATGCCACGTGGTGAAATGAGCCACGAAGCCACTGACATTGCGGCCACACATAAAATGATTACGCCGTTTACAAAATATGAAGACTTGCCGTTAGTCAGCACAGGCTGTGACAGCTATGCCAGTTGGCATCCAGACTTTAAAGAGTTGTCGCCTATGCTGACAAGCGAAGCAATCGCAGATCGTATTTGTGAAATTCTTCCGCAGGATCGTTGGAAAGATGAACACTTGGTTATCACAGGTGGCGAGCCTTTGCTGGGTTGGCAACGTGCTTATCCAGATTTGATTAACAATACTAAGATGCGTGATTTGAAAGAGATCACATTTGAAACAAATGGTACTCAGAAACTTACACCAGAGTTTAAAGGCTTCTTGAAAAAGTGGAATAGTGTAGTAGGCAGAGAACTTACATTTAGTGTAAGTGCTAAACTTCCATGTAGCGGCGAAGTGTGGGAAGAAGCAATTCTACCAGAAGTAGTTTGTGAATATGAAGAAGTTGGCACAGCATATTTGAAGTTTGTCATTGCCACTGAACAAGACTTTGCTGATGCGGAACATGCTATTGAGGCATATCGTCAAGCAGGATTTAAAGGACACGTTTATCTAATGCCAGTAGGCGGAGTAGAAAGTGTCTACGCAATGAATAATAAAAATGTAGCAATATTGGCTATGAAAAACGGACTACGTTACAGTGACAGATTACAAGTACCGTTATTTAAAAATGAGTGGGGAACTTAATGTTTAAAAAATTATTTAAAAAGATTACAGGATTACAGGCTTTAGAAGATGCTAAAGTATTAGCCACTGCTGAAGTAGCGGTTGCTGAAAAACTTGCCGCACAAAAAATCAAAGAAGCAGTAGCGGCGCAAGATGCCTTAGATGAAGTTAAACGGACTCCAAAAGAACGTGCTACTATTAGAAAAGAAGCATGGGTTAACGTAATGGATACTAAGGTTAATAAGGATAATCCACGCAACGGATTTTTTGAACTTGACTGGAATGAATACTTTATTACTGAATTAAAAAAGAACGGCTACGGATTTGACGGAGACCCAGAAGAAGAAATTGTAGATCGTTGGTTTAGAGATATTGTTCGAAACATGTTATCCGATGAAGGCATGGACGCAAATCGGTCGGCAGGATTTATCAACGTTACTAGACTAGCAGATAACAAGGCACAAGTAGAATGAACATTTTAGAATCAAACGAATATATTGATCGTTATGATTTTAGCTCTCTGATTAATCAAGAGGACAACCGTCAGTTAATAACCATTGCTGAAGAAATTATTTCAGCAGGAAACTATTTTACTAATAGCCCAAAGTATCAAACTAAAGAAAATTTATTCTTTAGACAAGATCCTGTTATGCTTAAAATGCGCCAGAGTTTTATATACTCTTGCTTTATGTTTTTAGGAAAAGAAGTAAAAATTAAAAACTTAATGAGTTGGGTGTTTATGACTAACTCCGAAACTGTTGACGATAGAGAAATACTTTGGCACAATCACCATGTTAGTGACAACAATAATACTACCAATACAGTAAGTGGCCTTTGGTACGTACACATACCCCAAACATCAAATCCAGAACTAACAGGCACTGAATTTAGTATGAATTGGCCAAATCGTGATGCTGACTTTTACTTAAAACCAAAAGACTTGACTTGGATCGTATATCCAAGTAAACTATGGCATAGGCCCGGAATTACTGACTCAAAAGAATTCCGGTTTGTATTTGCGGCAGATATGGAATATTATACATGACTTATATTATAGTCGATACAGCTAACACATTCTTTCGTGCTAGACACGTAGTTCAAGGCAGTGCTGACATTAAGTTAGGCATGGCCTTTCACATTACACTTAACAGTATCAAAAAAGCATGGCATGACTTTGGCGGTACTCATGTGGTGTTCTGTCTCGAGGGCAGATCGTGGCGCAAAGATTTTTATACGCCTTACAAAGCTAACAGACAAGAAACTCGTGCGGCAATGACACAACGAGAACAAGATGAAGATAAATTGTTCTGGGAAGCATTTGATGAGTTTAAAAAGTTTGTTACAGAAAAAACTAACTGTACAGTATTACAGCACCCACGTTTAGAAGCAGACGATTTAATTGCTGGCTGGACACAAGCACATCCAGATGCAAAGCACGTTATTATCAGCACAGACGGCGACTTTGCACAATTGATTAAGCATAATGTAAGTCAGTATAACGGTGTAGGTGATTTACATATTACACACGAAGGCACATTTGATGCTAAAGGTAAACCTGTTAAAGACAAAAAGACAGGCGAGCCAAAAGCCGCACAGGATCCAGAATGGATGCTGTTTGAAAAATGTATGCGTGGCGATACTAGCGATAATGTGTTTTCAGCATATCCAGGTGTACGTACAAAAGGTAGTAAGAATAAAGTAGGGCTTACTGAAGCGTTTGAAGATCGTAAGAGCAAAGGATTCTCTTGGAACAATCTCATGTTGCAACGTTGGGTTGACCATAATGGACAAGAACACAGAGTGCTAGATGACTATCTGCGCAATGTACACTTGTGCGACTTAACAGCACAACCTGAAGATATTAAGCAATGTATTACGGAAACAATTGAAACTCATGCTACACCTAAAATGGTTGACCAAGTGGGTATTCGTATGCTTAAATTCTGCAACGCATGGGACATGAAAAAGATTGCTGACAACATACAAACGTATGCAGAGCCGTTCCAAGCAAAATATCCAACTACTAAAGCCGCACTAAATCTATTTGAGTGATAAAATGAGAAAAAAATGTGCAGTATGCTATAAGCCAATCCATTTAGATTGTGATTACAAACAGGGCCGATGTCCCCATCGTCCCAGTATAGTAGAAACAATAATCAACGATCCGTACAAGGCTCGATTTTTAAACTTATTCAATTTTTTTAAACGATTTAAAAGTAAATGACTGAAGAACTAATAGTTAACGGAAAATCTGTTTTTTTATTTGATAATATATTAGAAACATATCAAATTGAAGAATTAAATACCCTTACTTTTAATAGTAAGTATGCGCCGTTACACGGTACGAGTCTGTTTACGCCCGAGCAAGATGAAAGATTTGTATCGTACTTAACACCACAAATATTTAATTCATCGCCATTAGATCTACTTGTTAAAAAAATTGCAAATACGTTACAAAAAGATCTTGCAGTTAGCTCGTGCTATATCAATCATTACAGTCAAATGGCAAAAGTGGGACAGCACACTGACAGTGCGTTTGAAAATGCATTTACTATTCTAGTATTTGTTAATTACTTTTGGCAAAGCAACTGGGGTGGTGAAATTAAATTCTTTAACGAGGAATCACAGCATCATTATTGTTATGAGTTTATACCAGGTAGAGTTATTATATTTGACTCACGCATTGAACATGCAGTTATGCCATTAACTGCACACGCAAGGAAAGATAGATTTTCAATTGCAATTAAAGCAGTTTCCGGATCCAGCATCAACCCGGGTCAACAATATGTTTCTAAAATAAGATATGAACGAGGATAAAGAAATGACAGAGATACACGCAAAGCCAATCGTAGATGGCAAATTCTGGATCGTAGAAAAAGACGGTGAGAAGATTGCCACACTACATAAAAAAGAAAATAATAAGTTTGTACTATCTAGTACCAACGGTGAAGTTATGTTCAATAAGAAAGATGATCTTACCAAGCAATTTGGTAAGGAATTTTTTCTTACAAGTTCAAAAGTTAAAGTTACGGCTAGTATACTAAATGAATGCCACGGGTATCCAACTAGTAGCAGACCTTACAATGCCATATACAATGTACAAAAAAAACTACCCCTGTTTACTAAAAGTAACGCAAGTAAAAGTTTGTATTGTGCAGGATATTATGTAATTAAATTTGATAAAGGATGGGTTAAGAGCTTTTGTCCTAAATTAATTACCATTGAACGCTACCCAAGTAAGGGTCCATTTAAATCAGACTTAGAAATGAAAACGGTACTGTCAAATGCAAAATCAGATTAATTTAGCACCGTTAACTCAATTTATACAAAGTGTAAGGTCTGCCGAATTAAGTCAAGCAAAGGAAGTTAAAATGTCTATTCAACAGGCTAGACTACTGTGCTTGGCATTAAACGAATTGCAGGAAAAACTGTTACAAGACTACGAAACAATGTTTAATGCATTAAAGAGTAGTGTAGATACCGATGTTATTACAGTTTCAATGGATGGCGGTACGTTTAGCGACAAATAAGGATAAATATATGCGTAGTTAATTGGAGAGTTTTACGAGATGTCAAGACCAAAACCGCGCATACTTTTAGAGTATATTAGTAAGAAAACATATAAGGCAGAACAAATCCTAGAAGCGGAAGCTATTTGGGCTGTCTTCTATAAAAATGAGCCTTTCAACCTTAAGAGCTTTAATAGCCTTACGAGTTACCCTGGACCTAAATACAAAAAAGTATCTTTTAGTAATCCTGGTCACGCACACAATCTAGCTAAAAAATTAAATTTAACATTTGGTACTACTGATTTCCAAGTTGTTAAATTAACGTCCGGTACTATTGTAAAATGATAGATCGAGACACGTTAACCAAAATATTTCTCCAACAATGGGGAAAGAGTACAGATGATGCAAATCTAAGTATGTACTCTAGAACTTGGTGGCAATCAAATCGTGTCAATAAGCAAAATGCATTTAGACTAAGTGATAAAGGTTTTGAGTTCTTAACTAACGACTTAGAATTAAAAAGTTACGAAGTTCCATTTACAGAGTCTATTGAGCTTAGTCCACAAACAATTATCTTTTTAGAAAGATACATTGACTGCCCGTATTTTTTAACAACTGAAAGTATTACTGTATTTTCGGAAAAAAAGTCGTTTGAGCTGTATCTGTTCTCTGACGATATCCGAAAATTTGGACTCATTAAAGCTATGAATGAGCGCCAAAAAGAACTAGACTCCTAACAGTCTGCTTGACAGAGTTGCTGTATTGCGCTATAATACATACATAGCGAAACAACTTTAACCCGCAACTTTAAGGAAATGTAAAATGGCAGAAATTAACAGCCGCACAGTTGGCCCAAAAAATGCTAAAAAGTCTCTACGTAAGGCTTTTAAAAGCAAGCGTCCAATCTTTCTCTGGGGTCCTCCCGGAATTGGCAAATCAGATATTATCAAACAGCTCGGTACTGAGCTTGAAGCTTACGTAATTGATGTACGTTTGAGCCTGTGGGAACCCACTGATATTAAAGGTATTCCGTATTTTGATTCTAACGATGGCACTATGCGTTGGGCTCCCCCGTCAGAACTGCCTAGCAAAGCATTTGCGGCACAACATAAGCAAGTTATTTTATTCTTGGACGAAATGAACTCTGCGGCTCCTAGTGTACAGGCCGCGGCTTATCAATTGGTTTTGAACCGCCGTGTTGGTGCATACGAGTTGCCAGACAATGTTGTAATTGTTGCGGCTGGTAACCGTGAAACTGACAAAGGTGTTACTTATCGTATGCCTGCTCCGTTGGCTAACCGATTTGTTCACTTAGAGATGACTGTTGAGTGGGAAGACTGGCAGGATTGGGCAGTTGAAAACAAAGTGCATAAAGACGTTGTGGGCTTTTTGACTTTTAGCAAGAAAGACTTATACGACTTTGATCCAAAGTCAGGTTCACGTGCTTTTGCCACTCCACGTAGCTGGTCCTTTGTTAGCGAATTACTTATTGATGATGACTGTGATGCAGATACATTAACTGATCTAACTTGCGGCTCTGTAGGCGAAGGTCTTGCTGTTAAGTTTATGGCGCACCGTAAACACTCTAGCAAAATGCCTAACCCAACAGACATTTTGTTAGGTAAAGTTAAAGAGATGAAATCTAAAGAAATCTCTGCACAATACTCGTTAGTTGTTA